TGTTTCGCTGTTTCTAGTCTATCAGATGTTGAGTAAACATTCAAACTTCGGAGGAATTTCATAGCATCTTTATGAAATGCCGCAAGACTATCCACTTTACCCGTTACTAATTCATACTTGTCGTAGCCTAGAGCCATTCTCGCTATCTGTTCCCCTATGGTTGCGTTATCTTTCATTCCTAAACCCCCACCTCATCAAAGAGGAATTGATTGATTAGTAACTTATCGAAGCCAGTTGCTTTATTCACCGACTCTACAATCAGTTTAGCATTAGACATAGCTTCTCGCAAGCCATCTGGATTTCCATAATGAATCGTAAACACATGATTGTCAGAATCTTCCGGTGCAGATTGTATATGAATCTCGTTGTATTCTTCGAACAATGTTACATACCACGGTGTTGTTGTGTAGCCTGTGTCTACCTGTCCTAGTAATGTCATTCTATTCCTAACTCCCCTATTCTACAAGTTCTTTAGTCCGCCCACGGGTGCAACCCAAATACTGATAACGAGACAACGATTATAAGAATCACACCGATTCCAGTTACTACTTCTGTAGCCTTTTTCTGTTCCAGTCTAATCGCTTCTAAGTATTGTACCAATGCTTGAAACTCTACGCTATTCATTCCAACTCCTCAATATGGCAGGGTGTGTAGGAATCGAACCCACTTCACAAGGTTTGGAACCTCATTGGCTTCCACAGCCTACACCCTAATATACATAACACCTCTAGTATATCAAAATAAATTAGGGCTGTCAACGCTTAGGGTAAACAGGTACAGGGACTTGTATGTCAAAGCTATCTGCAACTCTCCTTGTGTCTTTCCGCATAACCTTAGTGTCCTTGCGGATTGTCTCAGTTTCATCTAAGAGCCGTTCCGTGACCCGTAAAATTCTCCAATTCAAATAGAGTAACACAAGTGTTCCAAGAAATAAAGCCCCAGAAAAAATTACTAGAATTGACATCATGATTATTAACTAAAGTTTTCTCTAGCTTTCTGTTTCGCTGTTCCAGAATCCGTTTCCATATCTGCCATTAGTTTAGCAAACTGTAAAGAATCTTTATAATTATCTTCCAGTAAAGCTAGATAGATTTTACGCTTCAAGTTAAACCCAACGAGTTCATCATCAAATTTTATAGCAGATTGGGCGCACTCTCTTAATAAATATAACTCTTGGTCATCAAGTTCGAGGGGGGCTTCTTTAATATCAGAAGAAGATGTAGTTAGTAAGACCACCATTCCTATACGTTCAACCAAATCTGGGGGCGCAGACATCATAGCAGAGGGGGCTATAGGTCTCATGCCTATAACTCCTGCCATGCCTTCTCTGTCAGTCATAACAGTAATCGCATCATCTAAAAATAATGCTTCCGCTCTTGTTAGAAAGATGATTTTCATGTTTGCTTTAGCCATAAAATACCTAACTCTCAAATCTTATATAACGTTTACATTGTTTACATTCTAATCCTGATTGCTGTGCGGCGGTGCTAGTATCTCTAATTACAAGATAAAACTCAGAACCACTCGCAACACATTGAGCAGTGCCTATATTAAACTTTGCACACAGTATGAAGCGGAACTGTCTAACTACCTTTTTTATCGAAAACATCTAATAATTCTTCTTCTTGTTTCTTATAGAGTTTCTTTTTTCTAGAAAGTTCTTTTGCTTTTTCGTCATCTCGTTCTTCGTACTGTTCAAAAGAATTCATTTGCTTTATCAAATTCTTTTTATCCCGTTTCCGGTCTCGCTGATCCCAACGCTGTGTCACTATTCCCTCTCCCTATTCAAGTTAAACCTTATTCGCCAAACCATATTCGGTAATGCGTCCTCACACGGACACGTTTCTAACTCCAGTTTAACTTTTTGTTGTCGTTGTAACTCCCCTAAATTTTTTAGGAAATTGTTTTCCCCTCCAATAGTTGACGCATCACAAATCGTACAATATGAAAGTGTAACGAGATTATCATCTGCTGAAGTTTCTATTGTCATTATACTACTCCATACGTTCTAACTTTCCATGTATCTCCTGTATGCGAATCAAAATTACTTTAACGTGATCTTCCATATCATCAACTCGATCAGACATAGATTGAAACATCGCCTTTTGTTCTTCGGATAATTGTAGTAGATATTGAAGTACGTTTGTCATTTAAAATCCAAAAATTGCTAGAATTATACCAAGCCAGAACAACACTATGAACATATCTTCGCCACTCATTTATTACCCTCAATTCTTTTCTTAGTTCTTACATTACTCCGATTAAGAATACCACAGCTTTTGAAGGGTGTCAATTAAATGGAGTAATGTTCTCTTTCTTAATCTGATGCTTATAACTCTTTTGATAAATCTTATAAGCAATCTGATCTTTCTTCATAATACCTATCGTGCTTAGTGCTGTCAAGGCGATAAGCCCTACAAAGGGTAACAACTTTTTAATCTTAGGTTTCATTCTTCTCCTTCTCGATTTTAGCATAAACTATTAGTAGTTGAAGGTAGCGGACAGCTTTTTCTAAGTCCTCTATCCCATCCTTCTCACGCCATCTACAAACATACTTTATAACATTACCTTCCGCAAATCCTAAACCATTCGCATGTATAAAGTCAAACGGTTCTATCTTGAATTTCTTATAGTGATTTGGTTCCACTACAGGATTCACAGGTGTAAATTTCTTAACCACTCTTTCTTTCCTTCTTCCTTGCTTTATTCTGACACGGAACACAAACTAGATGTCCCTTCTTCCTGTGTAGCTTCATTCCACACGCACATCGGTTCCATGTATTCCTTGCCATTACTTTTCTCCTTTACTTAATTATACCACACCGTTCCACTTAAAAGCAAATGGCTCCCCGCAAAGGAGGAGCCATTATCAGATAAATGAATCACCTGCTTTATTCCACAGTAAAGTATGGAGCTTTACCAGCTAATGCCCTAAGTGCAGCCCAACGTCTGTTAGACCTTCTCATATCAATAGCCTCCTGTTCCTCGATTGTAATCTTACCATCCTTTACGGCGGTAAGAATGCCTTGAAGATCATCCAATAAATCTAGTGCTATCGCTATTACAACTCCCAAAAGTAATGGGAGTATAACGGTAACCCTAGCAATAATACCTTGCACGAAGATTCCTCCTTACTAGCAGTTGCATAGACCACCACATTTACATTCGCTCATGTGTGTCCTCCTTTATTATACTACTAATCACAGCCACAGTCATCTGATTTTTTAACAGGTTTAGCTGTAGTTGCCCTTACTAAATCAATTAATAGGGGAAGTAATTGCACTTGCCCGGACGTTACATCTTTGCGCCTAGACAGGGCAGTCACGGGTGCTTGACGTTGATCCTTATCCATACTGTATTGTATGTGGTCTTTAGATAAGAAAGCATCTGTGGCAGAGTCATGCCCCTCTATAATCAAAGCTTTCTTACGTTGACCTGAAAGACCCACAAACTTCTTAAGCTTGCTGCTGGCTGCGTCGAACACCTTTTGTTCGCGAGCGGTTGGCTTCCGTGTAGTATTAGCAGTCTTTTGTAGATTGTATGGTTTGTCATGTATCTCTTTTGCAGACGGAGGAGATAAAGCTTCATGGGCATAGCTTGCCCCTAAGTCTTGCCCTGCTTCGTTTACAACCCACGGAGGTTTGACGTTGATAGGGTTACTGTTTTCATCTAGCTCAATCTCTGCTGTAGGAATATATCGGTTTTGTTCTGGTTCCACCTCAGCGGGGAATCCTTGCTCGTCTAGTAACTGGTGATGAACTTGTTCTCGTCTACGATATGCCTCATCATCCCCAAGTATAGGTGTGTCACCTTTACCCGGCGTGTTCGTGAACGGGTTGTCATCCTTCACTAAGTTTACTAACGATGCTAAGAAATCAACGTTACCATCTGCTTTTACCATGACAGTAGTTGGATTATGTGTGTGTCCACTTTTCACGAGGCAACTCCCATCTATACAAGAACTCGTAGGTTTATCACTACCAGATTTTAGTATGTCAAAGTTAGCACCTTGATTCACACCTTTCTCACAAACAGTGACTTCTGCTAGTTCCATGTCATCGACCTGCATGTATGATTCCATACCCTTCTGAATGTTTTGCGTCTTAGTTGCGCTCCCCGCAATGCTATAAGACTTCAGCTTACCCTCTTTGATCTGTTCCATAACTCTTTTTGCAATACGGGTATCGTCCCGTAACTCTGTAATAAAGAACAACCCCTCTGGGTCAACACCTGATTTATATATATTTCCTGCCTTAGAGATGTATGCCGGTAATGCCCAACCTACCTGTACATCAGAGTGTAGTACCATAGCGTTCCTAGTGCGGAAATTTTTCATGTATAAGTCAAAGGCTTTAGATAAAGCTTGGGTTGTAATTAGATGCCCTTCTCTATCTACTAGTTCCACAGAAGCGGGGCCTCCAACAACCATAGGTTCAAAGTCATCATCAAACATCCCTTGCTGTTTAGCAGCTTTAGTAAATGCTCCTTCATTAGGGAATGCCCGAACTAAAGTTATCAATTCAGCAGGGGAGCTTATCCCTGCTTTGAATAAGCGTTTGTATTCATCCAGAGCTTTAGAGATATCTGATACCTCTGTTGGACGCTTGGAAGCTTTCTCTAATGATAGAATCTCCGCATCATCAGATACGAATTGGTACATATTCTTATTTGTATCCAGAGTCATCGTCATGTTTACCTCTATCTATTGTTCCAATTTATTCCTGTAAGTGTACCTATAATTACAACTAGATGTACGATAAGAAATCCAACAGCAACCAATCCTGTTTTCATTCCATACATTTTACTTTTCCACACCTGTATATCTGCTACGTCAGTTTCAATAGATTTGAAACTATTTATTAAGGAAGAGTTCAAAGCCGACTGTGTTTCTATATAACGATCCAATCTTTCCACATAAACTGCAAGTTTGACATCTATAGAGTCAGGCTTTGTCATATTATATTATCCTTGGTGTATCCCCCAAATTACCCCATGAATTGCAGGAGTATTCTGGGCAGCTAATACGGTAACTTTTGATCTAAAATCTATAGGCCAGTTGGTTTCAAATGTATCGCCACCTAATACCGGAATCCCGGTGGTAGCCGAAGCATCTACATCTAATCCAACATATACAATATCAGCAGCAGTAGCAGACTCATTTCTTATTTTGATTCCACGTATTACTGATAACCCTGCACGACGTTTCGATGGGGAGAGATTCGCTGTTCCTTCCCACTCATAATTTAATCCTTGCGCCCCGTCAACGTAAGCGGCGTAATTGCTGTCCCCGAATCTTTGTTCCACATGTATTTTGTCTACATAAAAGTCAATGTTATGTTGAGTAGTTGATCGAACTATTACTCTATACGAAGCACT